TCGCTTGCGGCGATCTTCCAATACACGGCCATGATTCCGGTCGGTAGAGCGTTCGGCCCGTAAAGTTGCGAGTCGACCAGTTGCCACCCAACAGGTGCGCCGCTTATCCCCGGTGTAGCAGAGGCGTGGTTGATGAAGACACATGCGATGAGCAGGTCACCGTTAACGGTGCCTACAGGTAGCTGGCCTACTAGGTTTGCGCCAGTACCCGCATTCATCGAACTCGACCGATAGGCTGGATTCGGCATGACTTATGCCCAGCCTTTCGGGAGCAGGAAAAAAGAGCCGAGGATTAGAGTGGCCACGTCAGAGGTCGGGCCGCGTGCGAGACAGGTTTCGCGCACCCTCGGCATAGGAGGAAGATTTAGCTTTCGGTGGTAGTACCCGTCATCGTGGCAACGCTTTCGCCGCTGCTTTCGCTTTGCGCCGATCTTTCGCTACCGCCCACTCCGTGTCCATGAACTTTTTCAGTTCCTCGATTGCCGATGTCACTTCGGACTCGGGCGCGTCGTCGTGATGAACGATTGAAGCGAGGTTCACTTTCACCAGCACTTTCTTCTGCGGGATGTTCATGGCTACGCGTTGCCGTCCGTGAACGTGAAGACCGTGACGTTGATCGTCTGACCGACCGCCAGCACGTTGTTGTCGAGGATCAGGTCGGTACCCGCCGTGCCTGCGGTGCCCTGAATGTGACAAGCGCCACCCGAACTCTTGATGCGGAACGATATGGCGGTGCCCGCCGCAGCGGCGCTCCCCGTCCATGTTCCCGCAAGCGTTTTCGTACCCGCCGACGCGGCGTTCATCCAGTCGGACGGCAGTGTCAGCGTTGCCAGCACACCCGCTGGGTCCGCTGCTGCGCAGTTCGCAGGCACCGCGCCCGAAAACAACAGCAGGTTGGGAGAAACTCCGGTTTGCGTCTCGATTTGGTCGAGCCGGTTATTGCGTACCAATTGGCTAAGCTGGATTGTCATGTGGTGCTCCTTGATTAACCGACTTGACTACGGACTTGGAACTTGAGCAGATCGTACACCGACTGCTTGTCCCCATTACTGAACGTGATCTCGATCTCCCCCTCGTACGCGCCCAGCAAGTCCTTCAGTGTGTCGTTGGGGAAGTTGAAAAAGCACAAGCCATTGTCGGGATCGTGAACCGTGCACGGTATCGTGGCGAGCAAATCCGTCGCGCCTGCTGCACGAAAATACACAACCACGTTGGCGTCGGTGAGGTTGATGGGCGTATCTTCCGGGTCGAGCAAGGTCAGCACGACGAACGGGCGGTTGTCGCTGGCAACGAGCTTGATCTTGTCCATGTCACCAGAACTTTCGCATGTGAACCGAAATCGGTGCGCGCACCTGACCCGCATTCACATGCGAGCGTGCGTTTGCACAATCGGACATGAACTGCTTGCGATACCCCAGCCCCATCTTCGGCTCAGTCCACTGCTGGTTCGGAATCATCATCAGTCGCGCCGCAGCACCCCGCGCGATCTCCTCCGCATACTCCTCGTATATGTAGTCGATGATGCTCGTCGACTTTCGCAACGGCGTGAAGGCAAGAATTCCGGTCAACCCCTCGATCACCGTCTTGTCAGGCGTCGGCACCAGCGTGACTTCGTTGGGATTGAGCATCGTGAACACGGCGGGCGTGCCCGAAGACTGCATCCAGTCACGCCCATAACGCGCCGAAATCTCGGAAGTCGACTTCTTTCCCAAGCGTCGCTTGTCGAAATACAACTCGACAATGTTGGCGAGATTCGCGTTGCTCGGCACGTCAAGCTCGTACGCTGCCTCGCCCGCAAGCACCATGATGGAGTCCATCGAGGCTTGCCAAACCAGCGACTCCTTGCAGAACTCGATGCAGGTATCGCGAATAGCCTGCTGCGCCACCGGCTCCGCTACGTGGGGAACGAGCGGAATCAGGTAGGGGAAGAAGACCGAGTAGTCAACGTTCGCCATTACTTCTGCGTAGCGGGTATGTTCGGGTTGAACCCACCTTGTCCCAGCGCTTGCGCAGGGGACGTTACCGTTTCCGCTGTGACCTTGGCTCCGAGCAGCGTCATGAACTGGCTGTAGAACGCCGTCGCTTGTGCGGCGTTTGCCGCGTACTCCGCATCCTTGCTGTAGGCGCGGTACAGCATGTAGTTGATGAGCGCCGTGGCGTACACGTCATCGACCAGAATCGTCGAGCCTTCCGTGACATCGGTGGGAGAGGCGGCGTAAACGAGGTCCACTTGACTGACACCGCTCGACGGCGGATAGACGTAAAACGTCTTCGGGTCCAGCGGGCTGTAAACGAAGTGCTTGATCGTGTTCGCGGGAACTGCTTGGTGCCATGCCGGTGTCTGCGCGTCGAGTATCTCGCGCGACACCACCCGGACTGCTGGCCCGCCCACATTGCGCGGAATGTCGATCAGCGAGACGCCATCGACCGGCAGATTCTGCTTGGTGCCAGCGGCCAGCGGCGTCGGAACATTCTTGATGTACGCGTTGGGCTTGTTGAGAACGATCTCGCGCTCGCCATCGTTCAACCAGCCCAGCAGTTCAAGACGCGGCCACCGGATATTGGTTGCATCCTGAAGGATGATCGCGGTACGGTCGATCAAAGCCCCGGCGGTGATCGTCGACATTGTGCTCTCCGAAAGTGCGGTTCCTCTCCCCCGAGCCGGGGGAGAGGGTGTACCGGAATCCTAGCCTGCGGCTTGCACTAGGACAACACCTTCGGGCTTCACCACCTTGCGTCCGTAGATCACGAGGCCACGGACAAGCTGCCCGAAATCGGATGGATTCGGGATGCTCTCGACCTTGTTAATCTGCGACGCGAAGGTCCACGCCGACTTGTGCCCCGCGTACATGGCATGCCGCTTCAGCGCGCTTCCCAGCGCCACACCGAAGTAGTCCTGACCGGCAGCGGCCTTGGGCAGCAGGTTCGACACGTACACGTCGAAGCGGTCGATACGCCCGATCTTCCCGTTGCGGACGATGGACGTTGCGTCGCCCATGAACTGCGCTTGGGCGAGGTTGGACGACATGAGCATGTTGCGCTCGACCGGGGTGAGGATCAGGAAGCGATCCGACTCGGGCACATTCTGCTCGTCCAGCGCCGACGCCATCGCGGTGATGGTTTGCAGGATATTCCCTGCACCGGCACTGGCGGTCAGCGTGATCGGCGCGAGGTCGGTGCCGAAGCTGTAGCTGCCGGAAATTTTCCCGGCGGTGGCACCCACGTTGGCTGCATCGCAGCCGGTGACGACGGCTTGCAGGCACTCGCGGTCGACCTGAATCTTCATCTGGTTCGCCGCATCAGTGGTGAACATGTCCATCAGGTTCGGCTGGGCTTGGTACTCCAGCACGTCACTGACATTCACGCCGAAGTAGTAGCCCTTGTCGACCTGAAGCTCGATGGTGTTCGGAGCCGGGACTTCATAAGTCAGCGCCGTACCGACCGAGTACGTGTTGATGGTGATCGACGGGATGTTGTTGATGACCACCTTGTCGCCCATCGACTTGATGTCTCCCTCCCAGTTGGTGTTCGAGACATCGCCAAACGTCGTAGCTGCGTAGAACTTGACGTTGAGCTTGCTCGACCACACAGACGGAATGAAGGTGCCCGAATACGACGGCACTGTATTGAACGGCGAAACGACGGGTATTACTGCTGCTGGGGTGATGGTAGCCATGTGGCTATCTCCTGTGCTGGGCTAAGCGCGAGCGTTATGCGCGGGACTAGGCTTCGGCGGTGTGACGCTTATTCTTCGCCCGGTGGCGAGCTTCGGCGTCCTCCTCGTCCTTTTCGGTGTCGGCCCTCGCCTTTGCTTCGGCGGCGGCTTCAGCTTTCGCCTTCGCCTCGGCGTCAGCCTTGGCCTTGGCCGACTTCACCTTGGCAGCAGCGCGCTTGGCGGCGGCATCCGCTTCGATCTCGGGGGTGCGCGACAGGCTCGCAGGGTCGACTGCTCCCGAAGCGCTGGTGTTGATCGCCCAGTCCTTGTCCGTGACGGGGATGAACTCGGTCACCACCATCATGCCAACATCGCAGGACTCGTCGATCCCTTCGCCCTGAACCCTGCCATCTTCCGCTGGCCAAACGTGCAGGTGCGCCGCAGGCGGCGTGCCGTCGGGGTTAGGTACCGAGATCACCTTGATTGAGGGACCACCCACATGCGCGGGCGGGAGTTGCACCGAGTCGTTGCCT